GAGCAGTTTGAGAAAGTAGAGCAATCATGACCACCGAGCAATGGCGCGATATGATTGACGCCGAGATCCCGACGGTTTTTCACACGCCCCCCAAATACAGAGGTCAGGCCCAGACCCTGTCGTACGCCCAAAACGAAGAGTACATATTCGAATACTACCATGACTACGTCGTGAATAGGGGCTTTGTCACGGTGTACCTCGGCACCGAGGGTGACTTCGAGCCTTGGAATAGCACTCCCGAGCTCGGGGAGCTAATGTGGACGGAGTTTAAGTCATGACCGAGAATGCACGCCTCGAAATCAGACTCTCAGCGGAGCTTCGCGAACGAGCGGAGCAGCTGGCTGTCGCTCGAGAAATGACGATATCTGCCTGGGTCAAGCAGGCCATGCTCGACGCGGTGGAGGCGGGAGAACTGGTTGCGGTGACTGCCTACAAAAAGCGAAAAGCCCCGCCGAAGCGGAGCTGAAAGGTTGAGTGAGATGACATCACAAGCGATCCTAAACACCGTTGCCGCCCACCTGCTCGCGCAGGCGGCGCTTGCCCAAGGCGCCTGATGGGCTCGGCAGCGTACAACCGAGGCTCACGGCTCATGTCCAGGGATGCCGACAAGCGCATGCCGGAGGCCAACCTCAGGGCCGATATTCAGGCGCGGGAGGACGAGAGCGCCAGACTGCGTGAGCGTGTCGCCGAGCTGGAGCGAGACCTCGGCCGCGCGCGTCGATGTCTCGCCGCTGAGCGAGTCGGAAGGGAGGCTCTCCGCGTGCGGCTTGCCCATGAGCAGGAGGCGAGCGACTTCGGCATTGGCGTCCTGTGCAGGCTCGCTTTCCCCAGAGACGTTGCCTATCACTCCGGTTGGCTAGTGCCGCAGCGCGACCCAAACCCCGACCGCGAAAGTGAGAGCGATCCAGACCACCCCGACGACTGACACGGTGGTATTCACCCGCGTTTCGGCAATCGCGATCTGCTGCTGAATGGTCGCCAGCTTCAGCGCGATTGCCTGCAGGACGTCCTTGATTTCCTCAATCTCGTTCTCCGCAACGGCCAAGCGCTGGGCGTGTCTAGCCTTCCAATCCTCGCTGTTTCCGCGCTCCTGTAACAGCTTCGCCACAGCCTCGGGCACGCGGCTTGGGTCCAAAGTGGCGCGCATCTCGCCAGAAAAGCCCGTGCGCGAACGCGGCGGCATGGGTGGGGGGCTTTGCATCAGCAAGCCCCGTTGCCGTTGCTGAACGTCTCGCTATGATCGGTATCCCGCCGCTCAAGCTCCACCACACGTCGACCAAGCTCCAAGACGTGGTTGCGTGTGATCTCAGTATTTGCAACGGCGCATTTGATCTGCGTTTCCATTTGGAGCAGCTTTGACCAGATCAGGTCTAGCGTGACGCTGGCAACAGGCGCCTCGTTGTGCGGTTCCGTTGGTATGTCTGATTCCCTCATAGCAGTCCTGTCACATCGCGAAGCCAAACCATCGGAAAGGCTGGCCCTGGGTCAATCTTCCGGCCTGGGCTCACGTCATCGTGCCCCACGACCGCGGTGATTCCGTAGTTCTCGCGCCACAAGTCAACGACTTGCGCGCATCGTTCGAGCGCATCGTTTTCAAACGCGGCCCAGAATCGATACGGGCAAGCACCGTTCTTGTGTTTGCCCTCGAAGACTTCGCCCTCCCACTTTGCGCCGTAGGTCGTTTTGAACGAGCCGTCGGCCTGTTTAACAAGCGGGCCCGGGTTCGCCATCTCGATACCGAGAGAGAAGCTGTTGACGCGCGTGCGGCCCTTGTAGAGAGACGGTCCGGCGTGAAAGGCGACCTTGTCAAACGGGACCATTTGAATCACGCGATTGCTGTCAATGCAGACATGGCAGCTGACGTACTCGCGAGCGCGCAAGACTTGCTCGGTCGCCTCGGCTGACGTCGTGACCGCGAAGTGAATTACCGCAACGCTCGGATGCTCAAGAGCGCCAGAGCTGTCGAGGTCCGCTCGGTAACTCACGAGCTCCGAGGCATCCGTGGGGATTAGTCGATGCTGAAGAATGTCCATTATAGCGGGCAAGCCTCAATCTTTAGCAGCTCCGCAAAATTCTGGAATTCGGCAGCGCACAGCCAATCCTCGCACGGGTGAACTTCATCGAAGCCGCATTGCATCTCGCGCAAGTGAGCACACGCCTTGAGGCATGCCGGGCTCTTGTCGATTCGCTCGGTCTCGGTTGGAAGCGGGCGGTAAGGCGCTGGCTCGTTCGTTTGAGCGCCCGTGCAGCTCATGAGCAGACAGGCGCAAGCGACGGCAAGGCGCCTCACGTTTGCACCGCCCAGATATCTTGGCCCGCCGCGGCAAACTCTTCAGTGATAAAGCAGCGCGAAGCCCCAAGCTGATTCCCGCGCCAGCCGCGCCAGCTGTTTTGGACCGAGAACGAGCCATCTGCTCGATAGCCATCGAGCACGAACGCATGGCCGCCAACGAACGGACCGCGTGGGTTTGGCGCCAGCTCAGGGCCCTTCGGATCGATGAACGCTCGGTCAATGTCGAAGCCTCCGATCACAGCGCACTTGCTCGCAAGGGCAGTCCTGATGCCGTCAACGTCACCCGCGGGAATGCGGTAGTAACCGCGCACGCCGCGAATATCGAAAGCCTGCATGCTCGCCTTGAGCGTGGGGCGCTTGAAAATGTTCGGGTAGCTCATGGGCCACACGCTGGCCGGCGGAGCGCCGAATTTGATCAGCGCCTTGATGCCATTGCGCACCTGACTCCCGTTGTCGCGCTCGGGGTTGCCGCTGCCCAGAAACTTGGCGCCCCAGTAAATATAGGCCGCGCTTAGTTCGGGGCACGGGCGACCCGCGAGGGTTTCGCAGATGCGGTAGGCCTGCGCCGCGCTCGCGCCCACGCATGAGTTGCCGTCTTGATACAGCGGCCCGAGAGCGTGCGACGGTAGAACCTGCGACGGCAGGTCGCGGCTTAGCTCCGCGTACTCAAGCGGCCTATCGCGCGAGTCGAAAATATCCTTGATGTAACCCAAGCCCTGAACGACAAGACCGAGCACGCTCAGCAAGTTAGGCAGCATCCTAGCGCTGCTCCCCACCAGGGGGCGGAAGCGGCAAGCTCGCCACGGTCACGTCACCAAAGCGCTTGATCCCGAGGCCGATTAGAAACGTGCCGGCCATCCCGAGCTCAGGCACCGTTGGGAGCCAAACGCGCGCGATAGCTGCGAGAGCAACGCCAATGAGAATGAAGATAAGGTTTGTCAGCTGTGCCATCGGCATTTGATTTCTTCCTTGATTAGTTCGGTCACGATGATCGCAAGACCGATGTAAAGTAGAGCCATGTCGCGGAATGTTCTCACGTTGGCGATCATATGTTGTCCTCGATTTTGACAGACAGAACATCGCCCCAAAAGTTGCCGCTCGGTATCACAACGCGCGGCTGTAACTTCCAGGCGCCGGCCTCGTCAATGTCGCTCGCTAGGGTCGTGACGAACTGCATCACGCCAAACGTTGGAAGCCCGACGACTGTCGCGGTCCAAACCTTGCGCGCCGTTGATGGTGCGATGGCGATGATTTGTAGACTGGTGTTCCCCGTCAGATCGACAGCTGCGCCGTCTTGGTCAACGATGGTGAACTGGATCGCCGTGCCGATGTTGGCCTTATGAACGCGTGCTTTCATTTGCTTAAACCTCCACGCCTACAAGGCGTAACTTGACGGCTATCTGCGCCTGTCGGCTGTCCGACTTGGTGATGGTCGCGCTCATGTCGTCCACCAGCGCGAGCGTTCCTAATTGAGCGGACGATGTGGCGATTTGGGCTGTCAGGCGAAGGGTCTCAGAGTTCACTTGTTAGCTCCGCTCGGATAGCAATAGTGGTGAGCAGCCGCAAGACCTCAACGTGCGTCAGGGTGCCGGCCGGTATGCTGTCCGCAATGAGCCCCAACATGGCCAGCAGTGTGCTCGTGCGTCCCGGACTGAACCCATCGAGCGCGATAGCAAGGGAGCTGAGCGTCATATCCGGGTAACGGTGGTGATGCTGGACGCGTCAACGATTGTCTGCGTGATGCCCGCGCCTGCCGTGCGTTGGTTGGTGTTGAGATTGACGACGAGGGGCGTCGTCGGGTCGAGACCGAGCAGGCGGTAGAGCTCCTGCAGCATGGTGATCTGAGGCCCGGTCAGACCCTGCCCAACTAGTGACGACACTGCCGCGTCAAGGCGCGCCTGAAGCAGACCCATCGAGCCGGCCTGCACGTGCCCTGATGCTTGCTCGTCCCAGACGGCATCAGCGATTGAGGCCGCGCTAGGACCACCGCCGGCGGCGCCGTTGTTGAGCAATTCACCCATCGTGCCGGCCTGGTTGTGTGCGGCCGCCAGGACGTCCCAGACCGCATCCGCGACGTTGGCGGTCGTCAGTAGGTCGCCCGTGCTCGCGATGGCTGCGCCTAGCGCAGCTGTCCCGCGCATCTCCGCGGCAAGGGCCCCTGAGCCCGTCAGGGCGGCCACGAGGTGCCCGATAGCCTGTAGGGTCGAGACGAGGTCCCCGGAGCCGCTGAGAGCCGCTGAGAGCCCCTGAGGCAGCTGTAGGCTGGGGGTGTTGAGCGTGCCGCTTGCCGTCAGGCCGCCGGCGAGTGCGACGACGAGACTGAGCGAGGCACTGGCGATGTCACCGAACGCGGCAAGCGACGCGGAGCACGCTAGGCCCAGGGCAAGGTTGCCGGTTGTCACGTCGCCCACTCCCGCCATCGTTGTCTGCGCGGCCAAGGCTCCGCCGCGCTGAGCGATCATCCACGAGTAGGGCGGCTCGGTGCCGTTCGGCTTGCTCGTGAGTTGTGACGGTTCGGCTGACTCGCCCCAGGCCATGTTTCGTTGAGCGCCGCCGCCGTTCCAGTTTGAGCGACTCCCGCTCAGGCTCGGACCGCCGAGGAATCGCCCGGGAGAGCGATTCAGGACTTGGTAGTTTCCCAGGAGCATCTCAGCTCCAGGCGAAGTCGCAATGGCCGTAGAACGCCGAGTTGGCTGGCGTTGCTGCGCCGGAATAAAACATCCAGTAAAGAGCCGCGCCGTCATAGACTCTCGGCAGGCTCGGCAACTGGTTCATCAGGTCGCGCTCGGCAGCGACGCCGATGGTCGTCATCGGTAGCGTGAGCAGCGGGCGCACGAGCCCAACACTGAATTCACCGGACACGTACGAGACGCTGATTTGCACGTTGTCCGCCTGGGCGACACCGGAATCACCGCCCGCAAGCGGCATAAACGGACCGTATTTGCCCGAGCCCGTGCCGGAGTAGATCACCAGTCCATTAGCCGCGACCGTCTTGCCGATAGGGAGCGTGACCGGAGTGGCCCTGCCGCCTGTCTGCGCCGCGTTGGTGTAGCTGGGAAGCGAAAGGCTGGGCGTCGCTGCTCCAAGAGCGGTCGCGTTGGTGTTCCACATCACGGCCTGCACGCCCGCGCCGCTCGTGTAGCGGGGTAGCAGCGTGTTGATCGTGTGAACGCCCGTGCCAGCGTCGGTGATGTTGATCGCAGTGCCAAGCAAGGCGTTGGCGTAGCTGGTCGCGAGCTTGATCGTGGTGTCGGTCACCTTGATCACGTAGTAATCGGTGGCGAGCGCGAGGCCGGCGGGTAGCGTCGTCGTCGTGGTAAGTCGCACACGGGTGAACGGGAATAGATTGATATTCAGGTGCGTGCAGATATCGGTCGCGGCGTCCGCGGTGAACGTGGAGAACGCGGTCAACGCGTTGGTGAGCGCCTGCGAAGTGGTCGTGGTGACCGATGTCACGCGGTAGAACCCTACCAAGTCCACCAACATCGCGACGCACGGCATGGTCGTAGCCGCGGCCGAAAATGCGCTCGCGTTGATGATTGATTTGTAGTCCGGCGAAACGTTGCCGCCATGCAGCACGCTAGAGGCTCCCGCTGTTGTGTCTGACACGGGCTGGAACGTTAAGTTTGCTCCGGTATTGAACAGCGTGTCGGCTGGCGGGTTGCCTGCTCCGCGCGTGTTGAGATGCCATTCGCCAGCTACAGCTGCGGTGTTTGGATTGAAATTCTTGTTCCAGTCGGCGCGCCAAAACTTGCTGTTGACCGTGACCTCTTGGATGAAATCGTCGTGAGATGTAAAGCCAGGCATATAGTTTCAATTCCAGACAAACGATGTGATTCCGTGGATGCTCACCCCGGACATTGAACCCGTGGGGAGAGCGAGCAGATTTAGGTAGGCGTCGTCCTGCACGAGCGGCAGGGAGGCGAAATCGGTGAGGTAGTCTTTCTCGACGGCCGCGGTTTGCTCGCGAAGCTGCGTGGTGGCGAGGGGTTTTACCAGCACCAGCGTGAACAGTCCCACGTCGGTGCCGGAGATCATTTGCACCGAGTCGATTGAACGCACGCCGCTGTCGCCCTCCTGGAGCGGAAGGAAGGGGCCGGCGCAGCCTGCTCTTGCCCTGTCGGTAGAGACGAGAGTCCCGTTGAAACCGATGGCGTTCTGCGTGATGACCGGCGTGAGCCTCCCAGCGATGCCGTCCTGATTGGTGTATGTGACTTGGAATGTTTGACCGCCCGTTTGAGCCGCCACGACAACGGCCATCATCTGCACGCCGGCGCCGCCCGTGTAGCGCGGGAGCGGTATGACGTTAGTCATCGGTTGCGTGTCGGTGGTGGACTCGTCGATGAATGGGTAGAAAAGCAGGTAATCGCAAAGAATGAGCGTGAGCGGTAAGGAGTTGCTCGATGTGCTCAGGACAGTCAGGCAACGTAAGGCCTTCTTGGCCGGCGATACCGCGCCACCGTGATAGATACCGCCGTCTGTTGAGCGGGCGAGCGGCGTCGCGGTCGTGATTGCTCCGATGTAGTAATTCGGCGCAGGGTTGCCTGGAACCATCGACAGATCGAACCAGACGCCCGTCGATGTGGCGACCGCCGGCGTCTTCCGAAAGGAAGAGAGCTGAGCGCAGCCTTTGTCCATGGCGTTAACCACGTCATAGCTGCCCGCGAAGCCCGGCACGTTAGCCCCCTTGCGCCGGCTCGGTGTTCATGAGCTTGAGCGCCTCGGGGTGTTGCTGAGCCAGGGCGGACTTCCCGTACATGACGGCCGACATGTTGGCGAGCACGGCGGCGCTCGCGTGCGAGCATCCGCGAATGATCGTGCCGTCCAAAACAATCACGGGGCGGTTGCAGTCTGCGCAGCTGTAATCGGGCAACATCTCAGGTCTCCGTCACAGTCAGAGAGGAGATAGCGAACTGAGGCTGAATGCCGTCTGATACCGCCCGCGAGGCGCTAAGCGCGCCGGCGTAGAGCACCTTACCTGCGCCAGCTAGGCTCGTGCCTAGCGCGACGTGCGTAACGGTTGCGCCCGTGACGCCGCACTGAGCGAACTGAGCGAGTAGGTTAAGCGTCCCGACTCCGCCAGAAACCGCCCACCCGGAAGCTGTGCGAATGACCGGAATGCGCACGTAGTTGGTAAACGCTGTCTCATTGGTGAGCTGTGAACCTCCGATGCCGGGCGATGCCGTATGCAGCGACAGATAGAGATTGGTGAGCGGCGACGCCGCGGCATTGTCCGCGATGTTGGCGATGGGCGTCGCGTTCAAGAGCAGGAGCAGGGTGTCGTTGGAGTACGTGGTGCTTTTGGGCATACGGTGTTGACCTGTGCTGGGTTGTTCGGTGAGCGAACGCGTGCCCCAAGGGAACGCGGCCACAGCGCTGTGGAGGGAAGAAACAGCGGGACCGCGCTCTCTGGGAGCACGCGTTCTGAAGTAGCGAGTGCCGGTGTAGGGGTTATCTGGCGACTGCGGGTGGAGGAGGCCCCTTAACGAACGCCGACGGGTCCGGAGGCGGCGGCAACCCTAGCGCAGCTCGCACGGCGGCAAGGTTCCCTCGCACGTGCTCTCTCCCAAATTGGTATGCGTTATCTACGGCGGTGTAGTACACAGCCACAATGTTGGGGTCTTCCGTGGTCGCCACGTGAGTAACCAGCGAAGGGTCTATCTCTACGCGTGTGCTGTTGGGTCCATCAAATGTCATACGAGCTTTACCAATCCGACCGCGCCCACAGTGGGAACGATTCCAAAAACCTTACCAAGCGCTTTGTCAAAAGTAACCGCGTTATCCCCGCGCGCGACGGTCAACCCGCCATCGCCCGCAGCAGAGTGCCGCATAAGGTCTCCCTGCGTGATTGCCGGGCCCGTACCTACTGTGTTAGCGCATCTCACAGTTGACCGCTTGCCGGGTTGAACGACTTGGACGAAGCCAAAGCCGCCGTTCAGGCCCGACTCGAAGTAGATCGCGTTGCCGGACACTGAAGCGACACATTTTGCCTGCGCGCCAGACGCTGCAGCGCCGACCATCACAAAGTTTGTGAAGGGTGCGGATGCCCCTAGCGCCCCGGTAATTTGCATCACCTGGAACTCATTTGCGGGCCGTACGGTCGTGTTTGACACACAGATCAGAAGGTCGCTCGGTTGCGTCATGGGATCATTTTGGAAGTTTTCGATCTGCATTGCGTAATCGCCGAACTGTGTCCCGAACGTCCACAAAAATGATCCGTTTGTGATCTTGACGTTGCGGATGATTAACTGCCCTCCCGAGTAGCCGTGATTCAGATCCAAGAAATACCCGAACGAGTATCCCGAGCCCGCAGCCGCTTGGTGATGAACGCCGTCAATCCTGCCGTTGAGTGCCGCGAGGTTTTCTGTATAAATGCAACCGTAGGTTCCAGTCGTGTGAAGATTCTTAAGGTACGCGCCGGGAGCGTCTGAAAGGATGATCGGCTTGATCGCGAGTCCTCCCGTGCCATCCCCATTGCCGTAGTTTGCGATAGTGACGTCGGTCATCCTGTGTGCGATGCTGTCATGTAAATAGATGAAACACTGCGTGGCTGCATCGCCTAGGCATTTGTAAATCAAGACGTTGGTAAAGTTGACGTCAACCGAGAATGGCGCGCCATCTTGAGCACCAATCCCATCCACGCCGTTCGGGTAGATGAGTGCCGTCGAAGCCTGCCCGCCGTCGATTGCGATGCCGCAACGCTTGCTGATCTGCCCGTCAATCGTCTCTGGCCTGTTGTTACCGTCAAGGTTTTCAAAAACTAGATTGTTCCCGATCACACCTTCGACGTGCCAGTGTTGGATCCCAATGGTGCCCCAAGCAAAATGGCCGTTATTGATTATTACCTTCGACGTTCTGCGTCGCATCGTGATCAGCGCTCTCGGGATCCCATTCGCGTGTCTTGTGGCGCTCGCCACGGTAGGGCTCCGGAAATTGTCAATTGTCACCTGCTCAGATTGCTGCAGGTATATCGCGCAATTAACCTCGCCCTCGTGCGCGATTTCTGACAGTTCGATGTTCTTGGAACCTCGAAGGAACTCAATGCCAGCGCGCGAAAAGCCCTTAAACGTTACGCCGCTCACCTTAACATTCAGCACGCCATCGAAGTGAAAAGCGTTGGCAATCGAGCCGCCTGAGCAGTCGAACCGCCCACCTCTCCACGTGATCCCTTCCGTGAGCGTTATCTTGGTGACGGTGGAACCCTCTGGCGGTAGCGGTGTGATTAGGTCGATATCTGAAACCCAATTTGCGTGCCAGTAGCTGACAACGCCCACGATATTAATGATCCCCGCTGCGACGGATGCGACCTTGTAAATCCGATACACCGGCGCGTCTTCGCCCGTTATATACGAGGGCGGACGAACAAGGCGATTGTATGAAAACACGAGGATCCAATCGCCAGCCGCGAAACCCACGCTACTCGTAACCGCGAGCCGCGTTGCTCCGGGGAATGCCGCGGTGCTCCCAGCGTCCGCGATGACACGTGTCGTCGTCGCTGTCGACACGCTCGCTGCCTTGAAAAGCGTGTTCGTCCAGTCGTCCGCGAGGCCAACCGCAGGAGCTAGCGTGGTCGTGATGTTCGCGCCCGTCGCATCAATGTCGACGAAAGACGGTAGGGTCAGAATCTGATCGATCACTAGCGTTCCCGTGATTCGGTATCTACGGATCGCGCCCGCTGTGCCGGCTATTAAGCTGGACGCGATAGCGCTCGCGGTTTTGTTTTTGAAAGTCCTGTAGTGGTCAGCGCCGCCGATTTGGTTAACGCTATCATCTGGCGTTTTGATCGCAAGCGCGTTTAGGTCGCTTGAGTAGTAGACCGCGCCACCGCTCGGCGGGGTCGGCACGCGGACGTCGGTCAGCGGCTGATAGCGGATAGATTCAAGCGCGGTGGTTTGGGCCACCGCTGTCACGCTCGTGCGCAGCACGTACGAGGTTACGCCGTCCACGACGCAAACAAACACGTACTCTCCCGCGACATCAGGCGTAAAAGTTGGCGTTGCCGAAGTGGCGAGCGAAAGAGAAGCGCGCACGGTCGACGATGACGGCTTGGCTACCACCCAGGCGTAGGAGCTTCCGCTCGGCAGGGTGGCAAGTGCTATTTGCTCACCTGTGATGTAGCCGATTTCCACATCCGTAACCGCGACGTCACCGTCGGCCATCACTTTGCTCGCTGAGCTTGCTTTGATTCCTGCCATGTCGTTAAGTCCTGGTTAGGTGAGCTGCTAGCGGCGCCCTACGCGTGCGGGTGGTAACCCTTGAGTGTGTTAACTTCGGTCAGCGTGAGCGCGCGAGAGAATGCGCACACCGAATCCATTTTGCCGTCAAATGCTCGACTGCCAGCCGCGCTATCCGCACCCACGAACAAAACGCTTGTAGTGTCCGCTAAGGCGGCCGGTACGCTTGAGCACGTGGTTGCGACGGCCACACCGTTAATATATAGCTGGACCCTGCTTGCTGCCGCCAACGATCCGTCAAAGACGCACGCAACATGATTCCACCCGAGCGAGGCTCCGTATGCCGCGGTTGCTGTGCCAATGTTGTTGATCTCAACGTAGAAATTGTTCGTCGTGGCATCGATTCGCCAGAGAATGCGCTGTTTTGTAATATCGTATTGAGTCCAAATGGCATCGTCCGACGTCGTGGAATTGCGCTGAACCCAGGCCGCGACCGTGAAACCCACTGTTGCGCTTAGGTCAGTTGAGTCCGGACAGGTGAACACGCGTGTGTTCTGGAAATCAAAGCACGGGTAACCGCCGTCGTTTGCGACGAATTGCGGCTGCAGTCCAGCTTGCCCGATAAGCGTATCGGCCACGCCAAGAGGCGCTTGGTCCACCACCGCGTCTACGTCAGCGCCTGACAGAAACAGGCCGCGCGAAGCATCCCAAAAGGCTACGCAATTCGGAATTTCCTTCTCTGGGGAAAAATCCAGGAACGCAACGTTCCCCATCCAGAACCCCATCCCCAGATTTCGGCTCACGGGACCGCCGTGGTTAGGGTCTCGATGTCGAGCCGATAGCTACGCGTGCTGCCGGAGGTGTTGGCAAGCGTGTAGCGGCAGTTGCTGGTGCTTACCGCAGCGGTCAACGTAAAGCCGGAGCCGTATTCTTCGCCCGTCTTCTCGCCTTCAAGCACTGCCGTTCCTGATGGATTGGTCCAGCGGCTCACGTGAGTTTTGAGATAAAGCACATCGCCCGCACCATTTCCGACCATGCCTTGAATTTGCAACCGCACCTGTTTGAGCGCAGTGACCGGCACATCGTAGGTAAAGCTTGCCGCGGTAGCGAGCGAGCCCGAGACGGTGGTGCCAGCGCCCTTGACCGCGTTGTTTAGCGCCTCGGTCCAACCCATTGTGGGATGTCGCTCGGTGGACTCACCAGCGGCGAAGGGGACGAAGCCCTCGGAGTTGGGTACGCCGACTAGGCCGTAGGCGACCGTTGCGACGTTGTAAACGTCACGGACGAGGCACTTGATGAGCAGACAACTGTAAGTCCCCGCGGTCATCGTAAACGTCGCGGTGGCGCCGCTAGGGCTGCCCGCTGGCGTGATGACGATTGACGCGGGTGTGACCGTGCTCGCATGCGTGCCGACGCAGGACCACTCAATCGACTGGACTCCAGAACTGTTGGCGAGCGCGAGCGTGACGGTTGCGCCGCCCGTCGTTTGGACAAGGCCTGTCGTGATTGCTGTGCCGTTGATGGTAAAGCTGGCGCTAGGCATTCTGTTCCTTAAATCCGAGGGATTGGGTCAAAAGCACGGTTCCTGTCGGTTCGGTCGCCGGCACAATCGAGGGGGTGGACTCTTTGAGCGATAGAATATGCAGGCTGATCAGATTTGGGATCTTCGGCAAAGCTGTGGCTACGTTGGTTATGTCTGCCGCATCGTGAAAGACCGAACTGATCCGGTGTTGCGAGTAAGCGCGCCACAGGTCCGCGATGAGGAGCAGCGCTGACGCCGGGTCACTTGCTGCGCCAGAGATTGGGAGATTCGCCAAGTCCGAACACTTGGATGCGCCGGGGGCGTGGTAGCCCTGCGAGCCGACGTCGAGAGCGGATGCCTTGGCGTTGCGAAAGTGCCGCGTCATGTTGAGCAGCAGTTCGTTTGCCGCGGTCACGATACCGGCAGCGCTCAGCACTCCGGATGTCGGGATGATCGATGTGCTGACTACGTTGTCCGTGTCGTTCGCGGCGTGCACGCCTCCCAGAATGCGGTGAGCGTTAAACTTGGCAATAAGATTGGTGATAATGGTCGACATAACGCCGGCCGCGGTCGCTGAGTCTAGGTCTACGAGACTAGCGAGATCGGCTAGAACGTTTGTGTTCAGCGCCGCGTAGCGCGCCTTTGCTGTCCGCGAGTTGAACAGGGCTGGCGTGGTCTCGCCGTGCACGTCTGCAATGGTCTGGCGGATGTTGTTCCCGAAGCACCAGATCGTCAGGTCGCTAGTGTCCGGAGCCTTGCCGATTGGCAGCACCAGCCGATGGCCCACGTTGATGTAAAGCGTTGTCGCCGCGCCCACCTCGGTCTCGCTCTGATAGCCACTTGCCGAACCCTCGAAGCCGCCGCCGTAGCCAGTGGCGCCTTTGGTGTACTCCTGGACCGAGACGACATAGATGCCGCCGCGGTCGACGGTGAAGGGAATGGCTGTACCGAGTCCCTCGTAAATCTGGACCCGTGATGACCGCGAATCTGCCAGCTTCTTGGCCAGCTCGCTTTTGTCTGGAGCCGCAGTAACCCAGACGCGCGCGTAGTTTGCGCCCGAGCCCGTGATGGTGACCGAAAGTTTAAACTCCCGATTTGGCACCGGGTATTGGGGCTGAATTACAAGAGCGGTCAAGGTCCAAGCCCATCGAAGTCGAGTTGTGAGATGTCGAGCAAGAAGCCGTCGCCGGTTACCCAGCTGGTTGTCACATGGTCGGGCAGGATCGAGTCGAGCAGCGGAATGAGTTTGCCGTCCATCAGCTCGATAAAATCGCCAAGCTCTGAATCAGCCGGCTTGGTTACTTGGATCGCAACGTGCGAGCGTTCGCTAGTCCAGGCGCCGCCTCCGAGGCTGTAGCTTCCGGGGCCTGGGTTAACGCCGGGCCAGAAGGTGTTGAGCGGCGGGTTGGCTAGGTCTGTCCCGCGGGAGAGCAGGATGGCCACGAACTTGGTTCCGAGCAGGGCTTTGACCGCGTCAAGAACCGCGATGTAGCTGTTGCCCTTTGCGATCTGAAAATTGGCTGAGCAGCTTAGGCGAATGTCGTCTTCGTTGTCCTCTGGGCGTGTCGAAACACCGAGCACATCGACCCAGTAGCCTAGCTTGTCCGAGGCCCTGGCTGGCGTCAGGTTGGCGCGGAACTTCTCAGGCACTCTCCAGCCGACGTGGGCGAAGAAACGCGCTAGCGCGAGGTTTTCGGCGTGCACGAGGGTGTTTCGCTCGCGTGTGTACGCTGAGCCGCGCATCGACTGAAACTCGCGGTAGAGCGTTCCAGCGTATGGCTCATCGGCTTCGCCCGCACCGAGCTTGTTGAGCGAACCGCCATAGTCCGCGATGTCGGCCTTCCGGCTCCATGCCGGCTTGCCCGTTGGAGTGGTCACCATGCGAGGATGCAAATCGTTCCGTTGGCGGTCGCGCCGGTCGCGTCGTGGAGCCGCACGGATAGCTTGGTTGATGCGTCGTTCGTGAAACGCGTTAGCAGCGCAGTGGTAGCGGTCCCGACCGCGTAGCGCACGCTGATTGGCTCGGACACGCCGAAGGCATCAGTGAAAACCTTGTTGGTGAAGTCTAGCGTGAAGTTGCCGATGCCTATCCACGTCGCGGTGGGAGCGAACGCTAAACCGTCGCCGTTCTGGCCGCGGTAGCTGTCCACTGTTGCGACGCTGACGCCGACCGTCGCGATAGCCCAGAACAGCGGAGCCATTCGCTTGGTCGCCACCAGGTCAGCGCAAAAGCGCGCGTGCTGCTCCGGAGTCCATCCGTCCTGAATCGAGCCGCCTAGACGCAGTGGGAGCGGGGAAAATGCACCTAACGCCATCAGGCAACCATCAGACTTAGACGGGCGTTGACGATATCGACGCCTGCCGTGGTGCGCGCTCTAACTGTGACCGTTTGGCCGGAGATCGACCACTCAACCGTGCCCGTGCTGCCGGAGAGATTCGCCAAAACGAAGCGCGGGGTGAATGCGCCGACCACGCCATACGCATCCGCGTAAGTCGAGGCGAACACAAAGGAGCATTGCCCGTCGCCGACTCGTGACGCACTGGGGAATCCCGAAGGCGGCGAGCTGCCCAGGTAGCTAACGGTTTGGATCCCCGTCATCAGGTACGCTGCGCTGATCGTAGGCGCAGCCGGCACGGTATCGCTGCCTGTGTACGAGAGCACGCAAAAGGGCGCAGTCCGCGCAATCGCTGCCAAGTCTTCTGCGGCTCGACAGAGAGCCTCAGCCGAGACATCGGTGAGCGGATCGATGACGCCCTGGTTGAGGTAGTTGGCCTTCTGCAAGTGCCCACCGTAGTAGGTGTGATCTGCGGAGCGGGCCCACGCAGGAAGGCCGAGAGGTGTCGTCATGTGCCGATGGTTCCGTTCGCCACGGTCATCGGGTTACCGATGGCTCTGGTCCGGTAGTTTGTCGTGCCGCGGCGCAGCCATAGCGCCTGATTATCAAAGCCGAGAAACCAAAGGCCTGCATTCTCGGCTTCATCGATGGCGACGGCTTTCCAGGTTGCCCCGAGATCAATGCTGTAGAGCAAGAGGCAGCCGGGCCGGTTGGCGCCGCCGTCTAGATTGTCATAAACGGCAGCGATAACGCCATCCGCGACGACGACAGTCGTTATTCTGTTGGCGGGAGCAACAGTGCTGAATGCCGTGTTTTGCAAAGTGAACGCGCCGCCTGGAGTGGCGCTCGTCCAAACCCTCCCGAACTTGCCAACCACGACCCATAGCCCGCGCGTAGGACTCCAATTCATTCCGACAATCGGCTCCGAGCTGGCAATCGTGGTAGTGGTCCATGTCGCCCCGTAGTCGCTCGAATAACTGAACTGGCCGATGGCTGCGCCGTTGTCGCCGAACGTGATTAGGTGGCCGTTGTTGGCCACAACCGGGCGACCGGTGCCGCCGCCTGCGGAACTGAGCGTGTTGACGCCCGTGGCCGCGGCGCGAGCGGTCCATGTCGCTGCGGTCGGAGAACTCCAAACCTTGCGAGCGGCTACGCCGGAGAAGATGTAAAAATAGCCGTCGGTCGGGTCGACAACGCAATAGCACCCAGCTCCCGCGAAGTCGCCGACAACTGCCCCTGTGATGGTTCTCTCGGTCATGTTGAGCATGTTGGCTTTGTCGACGGACCAAACGGCTTTTGTGTAGTCCGTGGTGTTCGACCCCGCGAACATCGCATTTGTGCCGTACCCGCAACAGTCCTGATATTGCCAGTTGCCGGACGCTGGCGCCACGACCCTGTTCGTGGAGACCCGTTGCACGTCTGCCATGAAGATGACGGTATTTGATGCAGCGTTAACTCCAGCAATTGTGAGACCAGACGCCAGCCGCGTGGGATGATGGACATCGTGCGCTAGCGCCACCGTCGTCCAGTTCTGCAACCAGTCATCGACTTGATCTGACATCAGCTTTTGCTGACGACTATCGATGGCGCTCTGCTGCGTGGACGTTAGCTTTTCGCCGTATGCCCAACCGATGGCCTTGAGTCGTTCGAAGAATGCAATCATGGGTTATGCCGGGTAAACTGCGAACTTGCGCGGGCTTAAAACGTTGGGACTAGCTGAGACGATGACGGGGGTTGTCGGCACGGTCTGGCTTGAGTAGCTGACCGCGGTCGAATTGATCTCACTGAACTTGTCGGTGAAGCGTGAGAGCGCAGCTGCGTTGACGGAGCTTGGTGCAGCGTCGGTGACAAGTGGCTTGCGGAGCGAGCGCGGGAGGCGATTGATGTCCGCCGTGTTCTCGCCCGGGCCTAGATTCTCAAGCAGGTCAAGCCACGCGTCGCCGTAGAGTGAGAGCGACTTGGCCGCTGGGCATATGTAGTCACCGACCGCCGGCGCAGCTCCCGTAGAGTCCGCGAGAGGCTTGTCGAGAATCAGCTCCCATGCGCCGGTGCCGCCCGTGTAGGAGATGACGAGGCCTTGGTAAAAGCGCATGTCATTCGGCGACCACCAGGCAATTTTGGTTTGCAGCGCCGCCGGAGTCGTCGTGGTCGCTGCGCTCGTGGTGAGCGTCACGCCCGTGTAGACCGACACCTGGCAGCGCCCGAGGTCTGCGCCCGTAGGCGTGGGCCAAGGCGTCGGGTCAAGCCAGCCTAGGCCGGTGCCGCCCGCCAGCGCGGAGGCCGGGAGAGACATCGAGAGCGCTACGTCAACGCGCTCGTCTGCGGCTGCCCGAATCACGTGCTCGGTGTCGAGCCCAAACTGTGACTGGATGGCGCCGCGGACCGTGTTTAGTTGCGCGGCATTCATAGCGCGCGAGAAGTTTAGATTTGGCCTGTCATACATCTTGACCGGCACGGCCTGCGATGAGCCCGGGCCGCCGAGTCCCGGATAGATAAAGCAATCCTGCACAGCCCCGCTGGAGTTAAGCGCGACCTCGCGGACGTGTGCCCAATTGCCGCCGGCTGGGCGGTTCTGCGTCACGTTGAGGATGCGCTTACGAAGCCTGTCCTCGGTCTCGGTGTCGATGCCGCCAGTCAGCGGGGCGCCGATTGAGACCGTAGCGACCTCGAGGATGTTGAACGGCGCGCTGATGAACCGAACAGGCGTGCCCGCGACTGTGTTGGATGCGCTGCCGAGGTCCACCGCGGTCACGTCAATTTCTTGTCCGTCGGTCGGGCTGACGTAGGTGCCGACAACCTGAATTCGGAAACCGTTGGGCAGAAGCAACTGAGTGCCTGATGGTATCGTTGCCGCGCCTGAAACGCTGATGGTCACGCGCCCTGAGGCGCCAGACTTCTGTACCTCTGGCAGGCCGTACTCACTACGGAGCTGTGCTAGGCGCTCGGTTGAGGCAGTGAAGATTGAGATCTCAGAGTCAGAGATGGCGATGTTCGCCTGAGCGATTAGACCCACGTTCGCGACCGCTGTCGCCAACATGAACCAGTCCGTGCCGGGTGTGACAGGAGGAGCCGTTACGCCCGCATCGATTGCCGCTAGGCGAATGTCGCGCAGGAACTGATCACGCAGCTCGGCAGCGTTTTTGACAACGGTCAGCTTGGAGCTCACGCGATCACCCGATCCACATTCCCGCTTTTTAGGTCGGTGAATATCAAGGTGATCTGAGCACGCCCGCTGCTGAGCTTCACGGTCGAGATTTGGTCAATACGCATGATTTTCTCAATCGTGGTTTCCTGTCGAAAGGCCGAGCGCACTGCGGTGTTAACAATTCGCTCGAAGCCGTCGCCCATTCGATCAGGGAGGCTGATTCCGAAGGTCGGCTGCACGGTGCTTGAACCCACCAGTGTCATCAGGCGAATCAGCACGCGCTGTCGTAGGCTCGGCATCTGCTTGAGCTGTCGCGTGGTTGCGTCGACTTCGTAGTCTCGCGTCTGAAAGTTTAGGTAACGCACGCCCGAAGGGCCATCGGCTGGAGCCGCGCCTGTGACCGGGGTGCCGTAGCCAAACGGGAACAGGCCTACTGATTTGACGCCGAGTCCCATATCAATCCAGGGGGCAAGCGATGCCAAAGTTCGGGAAGTTGGGCAGCTGCGGCAATGCCGGGATGGGGAGCTGAAACGAGGGAAGCATGGCGGCGAAATTGAGCTGAATCCCTGGTATGCCGATGGCAAAGCTCGGCAGTGTCGGGAGTGAGGGAAGCGCCGGGATGGGGAGCTGAAAGCTCGGCAGCGAGAGGTTCAGTGTCAGCCCCGGAATGCCGATGCTGAAGCTGGGAAACGTCGGCAGCGAAGGCAGCGCTGGTATCGGGAGCTGGAAGCTCGGCAGATTGAACGCGCAGCGGCTCAACCGACACCGATGAATACGTTTGGAGCGGGAACGCCGGAGATGCCAGTCACGCCCATGATAACCGCGGTTGCCGGCGTGCCAACCATGCCGCCCACTACCACCGAGCCGCCGTAAAGGTTCACGCCCGAGCCGCTGATGATGAGTCCGGCGCCACCGGACGAGATGTTGATTCCGCCCGACTCGCTGATCTCAAAGATGCAGCCGAACGCGGCAAGCGAGATCTTCTTTTCCTTGCGGTCCATGCTGAAAACCATGTCGTCGCCGACCACAATTGCGACCTGCTGGTCCTTGCAGAGCACTCGAGCATCGAAGTCTTCGCCGGTTGCGAAGAGAGCGGTTTCGCCGTCCTTCAGCTCGCCCGCTACCTTGCTGCTCCGATTGTCGCGAGCCCCAATGATGACGCCATTGGAGTTGCCTACGCCGCGCGCCACTACCGCCTCAACATGCCCGTTGTCATTCTTGGGCGCAGGCTTTGCCAACACGCCGAGGCAAGCCATTACGTCAAGCTCACCGAACGCCTCGTGCTCGTCGGGCCCGGTCGGAATACCCGCCTGAGCCACAACGGCGTTTGTTTTGGGGTTGAGCTTGGAGGCTCCGAGCTGTGCGACGTCGATCAGCATAGGGGGTTCAGATCACAAAGGAGTTGGGGCGCCAGCATTCGATCTCAGTCGTGGCGCCTTGGCCTGCGGAATATTTGAAGGTTCTAGATTCGATCCAGAGGTCTTCGTTGACGCCGAGGATCGAATCGGAGACTCGGACCATGGTGTCAATCGCCCAGAGCGCCCCGCTGTGCGGGTCCTGGTGGCCTAGGAGCGTGGCGGAGTAGCGCAGCGTGTCCTTGAGCCTGGAGCTGATGGCGCGCCTTGCTGCTCGCTCTAGCTGCTCCTGCGTTCGGCTTTCCTCGTCTCGGAGGTACAGCAGCCGATAGAGTTGAGACGGCGGTAGCGGGCCAATGCCCGGCTCTGGCTTGCGGCGGCCTGGCACCGAGTGTGCGCCTAGGATGCGGCCCATTTCGTTGTTGAACTCGGAGGCCAGAATCGACATGTCAAAGTGTTTGACTACGTCCTTTTTTGCCTGGCCGCTTTCGCCAGTTTTGGCGTTCATTAACGTGTAGGTCGGGAAGCTTGAGTAATCCCGCGTGACCCGCGCATCCAAGATATTGTTGGCAACGCTCTTGTCTGGGTCGTCCGTGCGCTGGAGCTCGTAGAGCGGTGTCTGTGAGTAGCTAGGTGCGGCGAGCACTAGCGTTGTGCGGTTGTTGCCTGGCTGAATGGTCACGCCGAAGCGAGCGCAGAGCCGATTGCAAAACTCGTAGATACCCTCGCCGGACTTGGGCTTTAGGTCCTCAACCGTCAGCGCCTTAATGCCGCTGTCCCCGCTGCTCTTCTTGCCCTTCACGCCGCAGCGGATTTCCCGCATCGCTATGTCGTCGTCGCTGATGATCGAATCGATGCCGACTGGCGACGCCGCTAGCGTAATGGCCTCAAAGAGCGACATCCCCTGAGTGATTTTCAGGGTTGGATCAACGTTGCACTCAACCAGATCTGAAACGAAGTCGCGACCTCGGAACGTGACCGCGGACCCGTTGCCACCAATCTCGGATTGGTCGATTCGCCCGATCACTTGACTGTTACCGTTGAGCAGAAGCTCGACCGGCTCAAGCTCGAGGTCTTGAAGTTTGGTGCGATCCTCCGCGTAGGTTGTGAACTCAAACCCATCGGTTGAGGTCAGGAACGACGACTGGAGAGAATATTCGGTGATGTTGGTGAGAGCCCGTCCGCTTGTCTCCAGTTTCACCAGGAGCTGCGGGTCTGTCTCGTCAGGCTGAGCCACCGGTGTTGCTCTCGTAAATGTTGACCGGGGTGTTCGCCTTGACGCCCGGTGTGCGGGCAAAAAGCGGGTTGAGTTGCATGAGCTCGACCACGGTCATGCTGAAGTTGTTGGCGACCTCGGAGACCGTTTGCGCGTAGCGGAGCGTTACCGTGACCACCTTGCGCTGAGGGTCTTTGAGGCGCTCTTTGAGCTGATAGGCTGAGTCGCGCGTGCGCCTAGATGACCGCCGAAGCTCCCACGTTTGCGGGTTCTCTAGGCGGTCGATGGTCTGCTCCAGGTCCTCGCAGCGCGCAGCGGTATCATCGAGCGTTGCCGACAGCTTGTTACCCTGCTGCTCCACCTGGCGACCAAGGCCACTGATGGCTGCGATGGGATTGACCAGCGGCTCGGGTGGCGCCTCTTGCTCCCAGTCTATCTTTTCAACCTCTTCATCGAGGGCCCGCACGTCGGTCTCTAGGCCCTTGAGTGAGCTAACCGAGAACTCGTCAAGCGCCAGCACGTCAATCTCTGGAGCGTGAACGAACTCAACTTGAATGTCGTCGCCGTCGCGCCTGTTGACGTCTGACGTTGCGCTGAAGCTTACACACTTGGCATCGAAGTAACCAAGAACAGGATCCCAAAGCGGTCCGCGTGAGCGGTTGCGACATGCCTCGATAAACTTTGGCATCGTCTCGGTGAACAGATTCAGATATGGCCCGGTCGCGATGTCCTCGCGAAACGGTATGGTGTAGCTAAACGTCCAGTTCTTGGCGCCGGTCGAGTCGATGAACTCGCCATCCTTGTATTGAAACTTATGCCGCGCGTCCTCATGGGCGAACGAAACCGAGCGCGCCGTGAGCGGCAGCACGAGGCCTCGCCACTTGAGTGGGTCTAGATGCTTGAAAACGTCGGTCATTTGCTAGGGGCTGTTGACTTCTCGGCCAATAACGCCAAGCTTTTGGGGAATGGTGGAGACTCAGACGGTCAAGGTGCAGCACGGGTGCGGCTGCTTGAGTGCGCTCGGAACGTTTGCGCTTGCCTTCCTGGGTTTCAGGGCTTGCACGGCTGACACGTCTGAGAGTCGAAGTCTGAGCGACTGGTATCAGCGTAACGAGGGCTTGGCGATGCTCGCGTTTCTGGCGTTGCTCGTTGGGTTTCTCGTCTGGGGTAGAGTGGCCGCAAAGCGGAGGGCGGCGCAGCCCGTCAAGCCAACGCGGCAAATCGAAGTTGCTAGACATTGCCCGGACTGTGGCGAGGCGGTGCAGGTATCCGCCCGCATCTGCCGCTTCTGTCGGCACTCGTTTACTTGACTGGATTGGTGGGCTGATCGCCGCGGTTGGGTAGCGCACCGCCCTTGAGCTTCCTTAGCTCCACGGCCGCCTCGGTCGAGGCCTTGGCCATGTCGCGCGATGCTAAAGCTGCGGCTGTGTCGGCTGCCGCTTTCTCTGCGGCTGCCTTGCCGTCCTCGGCCTTGCGATTCGCGACGGCTTCCGCGTTGTTCTTGGCGTCGAGTGACGTGAACATTGCCGAAAGGCCCCAGTCGCCTTTACCGTCGCCAAAGACCTTGGCTGCGTCGTCAATGCCTAGGTTCTTGTTCTCGGCCGTGAGCTTGGAGAACTGATCATAAGCCGCGTAGAGCGCGAGGCCCGCAAGCCCAGCGGCTCCGGCGAACTTGCCCACCGCCGATGCGCCTGCGCCCATGCTTGAGCTGAAACCGGAAACGATGGCATTCATCTGCCCACCGATGGCCGCGGGAAGACCAGCCGCCACGAAATCAGCCGCTGCTTTGGCAGCCAAAATGGCGCCGAATCCTTTGAGCGGGTTGTCGATAAGGAAGGCTGCAAAGTGCGCAGCTGCTTCGGCTATCTTCGTCATCGGGCCGATCAATTCCACGAACTTCGGGATCAGCTTCGTGATGGCCGGCAACATCTGCGTTCCCATGGCGGCGTTGAATTGCTTCATCGCCTCCTTGAACTGCATGTCGCTATCTTCCATGCGGGAGCCAACGCGTTCGTTGATGTCCCCCTGAGTGAGCGTGGCGCCTGAGAACGCAGCGGCCTTGGCCAGCACGGCTGCCTTGCCGGAACCCTTCTCACGCTTCTCGGCTTCGCCGTAGGTGCCGGTAAAGCCTTGCAGGACCTTGCGCGACTCCATGCCGAGGAGCCCGCTAGTCTTGGTCACGTCGCCGCCGGTTTTATCCAGAACGTCCGCGATGATCTCCATCGGGTCGCGTAGCTTGGTCTTGTCGGTCTTGCTCGTGACATCGACGCCGATGGCTGCAAACTTCTTGCGGTTCGTGACAACGTCGGAGCCGAAACGAGCAACGGAGGTTGCCGCATCTTCCGCGCTTGCAGAGCCGCCGGATTCCTTTGCGACCTGAGCGAAGGCGCCGACCAGCTTGAGCTTGTCGGAACTCTTACCCTCAAACATCTGGGTGGCGGCGCCAAGCTTGCCGAACTGTGATGCGAGGTCTCGGATCTCAACCGCACCCATCGTGCCCTGCTGAGCCAACGTGCGCATCACGTCTTTCATCTGCTTCATGCGCTCGACCGGATCTGTTACCGATGTCTTTAGCGCGTTGAAAACTTCGCCAGCAACGGCACCCATGTCGCCAAGGTCCGTGCCGGTGGCAAGCGAGAGGTCACCGAGTTCGCCGATGAGCGTTCGCGCGGTCTGAAGGTCGCCAGTCAGGGTGACAAAGGACTCCATGCCGCTCAGCGCCTCGGAGCCCGTGAAGCCCCGGACGTTTTGGGCTTCCTTGAGAATCTGGCCCTTCTGACCCGGCATGTCGGCTTGGTTGGCAAGCTTGCTCGCCTGCGCCTGCTCGCTCTGCTGCGCGCTAAGCGCGCCGGCCAGGGCAAAGCCCCCGCCGATGCTCAAAGCAGCGCCAGCGAGGCGCCCAACGCCGCCGACGGCCCCTGTCACGGATGATCCGACGGCCCGCCCGGTCTTGACGGACGCTCGCTCGCGGGCCTTCCATGCCTGGTCGGCCGCACGTGCGCGGACCTTGATCTCCTGAGCAGCTGCCCTAGCAGCTCTAGCATCGGACGAGATCCGAGCGCTCTCAATGCGCCGGATCGCTGACAGCTCTGCGCGCTCGGCGGACTGGACCCGCTGGAACGCCATCTTCTGCCCGGATAGCTGCGCCTTGGCATCGGCGCGCATCTTTTCAATCGCGACCTTGCTGGTGAACGCCTTCTCCTGAGCCACACCGGATAACCGCGCGGCTTTAGCCCGGTTGATTGCCGATAGCTCGGAGCGCTCAACCGTCTCGACTCGCTTGAGTTGCGACTTCTGGATCGCGAGGTTGGCCTTTGTCTCAGCGCGAAGACGGTCTACAGCGACCTTGTTCGCAAACGCGGTCTCTTGATTCGCTGCACCGCCGGCACTGCCTGCTCCTCGTCCAGGCGCTCTCCCTGACTGCCCAAGCGTCCTAGCAATGCGTTGATTGTGGACGGCAACACGGCGCTCAATACCCGCAAGGGCTCGGTCAACCGTGTTCGCGTTTACAACGCGGAAGTCCCATTCAAGTGTCGCCAAGGTCTAAAGTTTTACTTTCGCATTTCAAGAGCGCGGCGCATTGCCTCGTCGGCGTCAATCGCTTCGTAAAGGTCGCGCGTTTCAGAGCTTTCCGAAGAAGTTTGTGTGCTGCTCTCTTGCGGCTCGCCATAGAAGCCAGTGCCCATAGAGTAGGTCTCTAACTTCAACACCAAAGAATCTGGCAAGATCGAGAGTTGGGATCCCAGGATGTGGGACAGCGTATAGGCCCTCCTTGCCAGCATGTAGGCTAACTGCACCAACTGAGGCAAGGTAAGCTGTCCTAAAGGGTGCTCGGAGCCGCCCTCCTCAAGACGCTTTATCCAGAGATTCAGATCGGCTTCTGACTCAATGGTCTTTTCGTACGGGCCGTACTTGTGCTGGATCGTGATGTAGTGATTGAACAGCACCGCAAGCTCATCAGCGGTCAAGCTGTCGAGTTGCTTGGCGTCCGCGAAGATGCGCCGATAGATTGGCGGCTCAATGTCCGCGACGGGCTCGGCCTCGAAGCAGGCCATGGCGAGTAGCTCCTTGGCCACTTGGTCGCCCATAACTTCGCGCATCACGGGGGAATCGCCCGCGTCCTTGAACTTCTTATCAGCCCAGATTCTGGCGCGGTCGTGGTCCTCCATGTTGAGAACTTGGATGCGCACGCGGCCAACCGCGTTTCCCATCTCGTCGCTTCGAGGAAAGTCGACGACATCACTAGGGCGCGGCGTCTCTTGGAGTTTGAGCCAGAGCGCGCTGGCGCTTACGTTCTTCGGTGGTCCGGACATTTAACAAAAAAGGCCACGAGCCAAGCATCATGAGAGGGCGATGCTCAGCAGGTGACCTACCTAAATGGACGCGCAAGCTGGAGCCCTCCAAAGCTCGCGTGTCAGTTGTGGTTGCTTACTCGATTGATTTCTTTTGCCCGACCCAGCTCAGCGAACCTTCGCTGCTTGCGTTGGTGCTCTGACTCATGTCGACGCTCAGGATCTTGCCGCGCCCAATGTAGCTTAGCCGGCCGATTCCGACCTGGAACGTGACGTATTTGCCAAGGTCGCAGTCTTGCTGAAAGTTGGCTTCGGGACCACCGATGGGGATTACGAAACCGAGCTCAATCGAGACGTCGCCCGAGCCAGGCGTAAAGCCGCCCAAGCCTTCGTTGAGCAGGTCGACGCGCTGCTGGCCGCTGTTCATGGTCATCTTGACCGAAGTGATTTGGATGAGCTTGGTCCCGTTATAAAATACCGGGATCTTCGCGTAGTCTTGCAAAGTAGCCATAGAAAAAACGCCCTAAGTGGGGATGTTGGATTCAATACTTGAGAGCCGCGGACGTTAGCCGGGCGAGACTTCTGCGATCCGGAACGTGCCCTGATGCAGGTGGTCGATGACGCGGATGTCCAGGGCGAACTCGACGCGGCCGGAGTTGTTCGGATCGCGCACCGCTCGAAGCGAGAGCTTCATGCCCGCGGCGTCTTGCATTTTGCCGGCAGCTACAAAGGTATCGATTTCGTTGCGGAGGAATGGCTTGAGCAGCTCGGGTGTGATGACGCCCGGTGGCAGGTCTGGCGCCGGGTCCAGCTTGCCATCGCTCAAGAACACGTCGGAAGCCAGCTTGGCTTCACCGTAGTTGAGCGCGAAGTTGGCCAACACTTGGTCCGCAAACTCGTCCGCAACGCTGATGCGGTGCTGTTCGGTGGCGCGGAAGTCCGCCACGGTGCCAGCGCTGTTTTTGCTCCGCGTATCGAGCAGCATCACGATGTACGAGCCCGAGCCGTCGCTTGCGATGGCCGTGATGCCCGAGTTGATTGCGTCGCTCATGTCGTTGTGAGTGAGGTAATCAGCCGCGGCAAACACCGGCTTGATGAGCCAGTCTGCGCGTCGGTAGCTGTCGAACTTGAACGACGAATCGACGCCCTGGCGAAGTTGCATAACAGCCGCGAGATTGCCCGCAAGCTCTGCCGGATCGTGTTCCGAGTTGCGTTGCCAGGCGAGCACAAGTCGCTCGTAGTTACGCGAAGTCGAGAGCGTTTGAGTTGCTGCCAGCGCACCGTTGAAGCCGCAGATGCCGACGCTTCGTAAGCCGGGGGTTGGTAGGCTCTTGGCATTGAGATGCGTGACCAGACTGGTCAGGCCGGCTGCCAAATATGTGCTGGTAACGATATAGTACTTGCGCACAGCATCGAGGGATGCAAGCGCCGTTGCGAGCTGTGTGGCCTCGGTCGTGGTGCCTTCGACGCCAGCGGTGGAGGCGCCGCCAATTCCAACAGCCACCCCGTCAGCCGCAACGGTCGTTGTGATGCCGGCTGTAATCACAGCGCGGTATCTGATGGCAGGGACGGTACCATCGCCCTGGTTGAGCCCGCTAATCCTAGCCGTGATGACAACCCCGGCAGCGCCGGACGCCGTTACCGGAAGATGCTCAGAGGCGTTGATGGCCGCGATGACGTTTGCGCCGATGGTGGCTGCCGTATCGCCTGAGCGAATCCCAACAGAAATCTCCTCTCCACATATCGTCACGGTGGTGGAGCCGGAGGCGCTTGCGGTCCCCGCGTATGTGATCGTGCTTGCCGCCGCACCGGGAGTGCCGCCGGTCGTCGCACTCATCCCGAGATACCAGAGCCTTGCGCCTTTGTTGGCCTTGAGGAAGATGCGCCCGGCGCGGTGTCCGGGGGAGCCGACGCCGCAATAGGTGCGCAGATCTTGTTCGTTACCAATAGAGTAAAGCGAGCCTGCTACAGCGGTGCCCGCGCTCGTCTTGGGCATGACGATGACGACCTCACGCGCGCCAAGCGCCGAGCTAGTAGCGCCTTGAGCAAAGAGAATCTCGGCGTATCCGCCAGGCACACGGTTGGAGCTCGGAAGCCCCGTGATAGGAATTAGAGCCACTGGTTATTACTCCTTCGACTTCGAGGCCGAAACGGTGAGGGCGGGTTTGGTGGGCGCGGCGATCCATTCGCCGTCCTGGAAATCAACAGGCGTGAACTCAACGCTGCAAGCGTCCGCCGTGTGCTTGTCGGCAGGCCAAAGCGAGGCATCTCGACGGCAGCGAATCTTCAGCACGTGTGCCTCCGCGCTTGTCTCTTCGCACTCGTGCGCGTCTTTCGATGCGGGGAACGAGGCGGCGCCGTCCACAACAACATATGCGCGCCCAACGTATCGAGGCGGATTGCCGACGAAAAGCGCCTGGTCCGGAACCAGCTCTAGGAGGTCCGCGCGTGCGTAGAATTTGAGTTTTGCCATTGGGATTAGAATTCCTTCGCGAGCCTTCCGGCCCGTTCTGTCATGTCTTGAATCGAGAAGCGGTAAGCGGCGTTTGTCGCGTTCCAGAGAAAGTGTGTAGGCCTGGTGCCTGGGTGCTTGACGGAGCGCCGGAAGACGAGAGCGCCCGACCTGCCGCGGAAGACCAGAAACTTGGACTTGCGTGCCCGGATGATGTGCGGCCTGGTGCCGAACTCGACAAAGCTCGCGTAACGCTTGGGCGACTTGATGCTGACCACCCGACCGCGGGCAGTCCGAACAACGCGCGTTTCGGTCGTGTTTTTGAGGCTTCTAACTGACCGCTGCTTGAACTTCGAGTATCTCCGAACGTGCTGCTCGGCGAGCTCGGTCGACCGCTCTAGCGATAGGTCAAGAGCCCGAGTGAGGCGCTGAACGAAGTGCTTGTGCTGCTTGACAAGCCCGCGGATGTTGATCGCGTCCACTAGTCTTCCTGTTGACTCAATTGGTGCTGAAGCTTGGTGAGCGCGCCTAGAAGCGAGAGCGCTCGACTGCCCGTGTGGCACGATGTCGAGTAAGTGTCATCGGGGTGCAGAATGACAATCGCGTAGGCGCGCATGCCGTCTTTTGCGATTAGCTCCGCCTGCATTTTGAGCGACTTGGCCCACGCCTTATCCATGTCGCGGTCTCGACAATCGATGACAGCCAGGCCCGGCTTTTTAGGCTTGTTTTTGAGCTTGGAAGTGGTGGTTGTCATTGAACCGGCGCGTCTGTGTCCGCGTAGATGAGCGAGGGGATAACGCCGTCAGTGCCGCCAACGCCAAAGTCGAAGCGAGCGCCTGCTAGGTCGGGGAACGAGCCGTCGATGTGGTGTTCGAGCTCCACCGTCTCGATAGTCATCGTGCACGCCGCGTAGGCCGGTGATGCTTCATCGCTGGCAAACTTGGCGGTGCCTGACTCGTGCCGCATAAGACGAATCGAGCTAAGCGCGCCAACGCCAGTGGTGGGCCCAAACTGCGAAGCGCCCGCGAGATAAGCCTTGTGTCCGCGATGCCGGATGACCGAGGAGACAATCGTCGGAACGAATGTCAACGCGGCCCAGACCCGGTGGAGATGGTCGACGCGGAGCGCGTCCAGAAAATAATTGAGCTCCCATTGCTGAGTGCGCTTTTCGATCCAAAGCGTGTGTTCGGCGTACTCCGCGGGCCCCGAGCGATGGAGCGACAGGAGCGGAAACGCTGGCTTGCGTTCGCTGAAAACCTTGGAGCTTGGCTCTAGCGGCAGCGTGTCCTGTACCGGGTTTTTTCCGGCCATCGGTGTGCCGTCGGCCGCCTGCCCCCAGGCCTGAGCGAGCTCGTCATTGATAGCCGCCTTAAACAGCGCCAGGAGCGCGTCTAGCGCCGGGTCCGGAATAACTCCGGTCGGTGTGACCGAAGCGCCGTCTAGGGGCAGCTGGATAGCGCCGATGCGCTTGTAGACTGAGTTTTGCGAGACCGTCACGAGTCCGCCGCGATTGGGGACAGTGTCAGAGTGTAGTGCAGCGCCTGGTCACTCTTGACGCTCGTGAGCCGATAGAGCGCGCCCGCGGGGAACTCGGGGCCTGTGACGGTGAAGTGCAGAAGCTCGCCCGTCTCGGTCGCTGAGCCCGTGAGTGCAGCGAGGAGCGTGCCGCCGCCCGTGAAGGCCGGCGTGATAGGCCCCAGTTCGATGGTGCCCTTCGGCATGCCGCCGAGAGTTAATTGCTCATCGTTCAGGAACCGAAGCTTCGGTGCGAACCCACCGTGCTCGAGAATAGAAGTGGTGACCGTGCCCGCGTCGCCTTCGAGGCCGTAAGCGCCAGAGAGAGAGCGAACCGATACCGTGACCGCGTAGGGCCGCAAGCCGAGCTGCCCGGGGATCGCTCGCACGCGATTGACGATGCTGAGGAGGTCGGATGCGAGGGTCATTTGTTAAACCTGGACGAGTTCAACACCCGCGCGAATTAGCGCCGGATGGATCTCCTGCATGACCGTCCGCACGCCCTTGCCCATCGAGACGTGGCCGGGCTTGAGAGGTCCAAAAGTTTGGTGGCGATAGATGACTAAGTCAGCGGGCGCGTCGTTACGGACCGCGACCCATTTACGCATGGCGCGCGCCGCCTGGACGCCCTCGATTATCCAAGGGCCAGCGTCCGCCATCATGTCCGCGAGGTGTTGTGACGACTCGGACCAGCCCAGATGCTGAATATCGTCCGAGCTAATCAACCGCCGCCCCGTCAGGGCTGCTAGTTGCCGCGCTAGCGTTGTTTTGCCCGTGTGGGGACCGCCAACCAAGACAATGCGGTGATGCTTGCTTGAGAGCTTCAGGGCCGCCGGGAATGGCGGCTGGGCAGAAGGGCTCAGCCGAGCCTCAGCGCTACCGATAGGTCCCGAGTGTCACCGAAGTAGTCACCGTTGGGCAGATACTCGTCAACGCCAAGGGCTCGCGCGATGCGCTTGATCAACATGCGCCCACGAGCGATAGCGCTCACCCGTGATTCGGAGCCAGACGAGCCGGCCGAGTCGTAAAATTCGACCTCATCGACCTTCTTTAGGGGCCCGTAGGAATAGGACCCTGATGTCGCTGTCGTCGCCAACGCCGTATCAATCAGCGTCAGCTCGGAGAGCCACAGAGCCAGCTCTGCTTGGTCGGTTGCATCTGCGCCGACCTTGTCGAGCATTGACTCTAGGCGCGTGTTCTTGTCGAAAAAGCCAAACGCTACGCCGAGGTACTTGCGCACGTCTTTCTTCTGCGCAGCGGTAAGTGCCATGGCCGATTATTTAGAGCGCTTCTGATTCACGGCTTCTGACTTGATTGCCCGCTCTTCGGCGATCGTCGCCTGCTTAGCCGTGTCGGCAAGCAAGTCTTCGGCGGCTTTCTTGTCATCGAGTGCCGACTCCAGGAAGCGCTCAAGCTCGGCGTTTCTCGCAAGAGACTCCTGAACTTTTGTGTTCATCTTGCTGAGTTCCTCGTGAGTCTCATCGAGCTTTTCCTTGGCCGCTCGCTCGGAGGCTTGCGCATCCGCAATCTGTTCACGGAGTGCGCTCAGCTGCTCGTCGCGCGTCGCCTCTTGCTCGGCCTGCACCTGATACTTGGCGCGAGTCTCAGGCGCTACCGGTACCGTGCCCAAAGGCAAGCCGTAGGCCATAGCGACCTCCACCAGCTTGCCGGGGACATCGACAGAGCCCCATGCGTCACAAGCGAACGTCTTCGCACCGAGCTCGAAACTTAAGGCTCGTTTAGTTTGGTTGTAGAGTGTGGGCATGAGGTTCTTTCGAGGGTTTATGCGGAAACGAGATCGATGAACGCGATGCTGGGAGCCGATGCAAAGTGCAGGTTAAAGTCTGCCTTTATCTCAGTGAGCAGCGTGTTAAGCGATGCCTGATCTGACGCATCAGTAGCGGCGATGGCGTTGGCGCCGTCATCGGTGAAGTGCACCGACGCCGCTGAGCGGTGAGTGTTGAACGCCGCCTTGAGAGCGTTGGCCAACGTGATACCCGTAGCGAGATCGGTAGCGGTAGCCGTCGCGACTTGCGCCGAGACTGCTGAATCATGAGCGACCGTGTCTGCGAAGTGCAGATTTAGCACCGTCTTGGCGTTGTTAACCAGAGCAACGGATGTTGCCAGGTCGGTTGACGCCGCCGCCGTCACAGTGAGAGCCACGGTGGTGGGTGCTGTGTAGTCGGCCGAGTTAGATGTGGACGTTTTATCCAAGTGGAAAAACGTGCTGATACCCTCGGCGATGCGCTGATTGTGAGCCGCTACGAGAGCGAACATCATCGCGTCAGGAGTTTTGCGAGTTTTGAAAGCCATGCTCAGTCAACCTTTCGGATTAGACTTGGACGTTCTTGCGGACGCCGCAGCTCTTGGGCTTCTTGACCACAAGCTGCATCGTCGAGAGCACCTGCGCGCGGTCGGCCGGGCCGAGCTTCGCAAGCATCGAGTAGCTGAAACCAAACGGCACGGAGCCATAACCGTCATCCGCAACCACTTGGTTGTAGACCTCGGGAGGCATTGAGCTGTCGGGCAGGTATTCGATGTGCACGTTCGCGGTGTTGAGGTAGTAGATGCGGTTCACCGTGGCCCTGTAGGCCTTGACGAACATGCAACCATCAACCTCGATGCCTTCGAAGCCGGCGTCCAACATGATTTGACCACGGGAGGTGTTCATCATGGTGTAGCGACGGTTGGCGTCGAACAGGTTGGCTACAGCGTTGAACACCGCGGTGCTGCAAACGGCAACATCCGGAGCTTCGCCCGATGCATCGCCGATTGCGCCGATGTCACTTCGAATCTGTGCAATCGTCGGAGCGGTTAGGGCGCCCGGGTCGACCACAGTTGACTGCCAATAGGTGTCAGCGGTCTTGTCGATGGTGGCGTAGGTGTTGCTGTTGTCACCGATGGCGACGTCAAGCCCAGCAATGGTGGTGCCGGTGCCGGCTCCGGTGAACATCGCCTGCTCCAGGAGATCGGCGAGCGTCGCGGAAGCGTTAACCTGGTTGCGTGCCCACAGATTGCGATTACCCTCGGGGCTAGAAGCTCCGGCGGAAGCGTCCATGGCGAGCTTGGTGATGTGGAAGTTGGCTCGATAGAGACCCCACGACAGGATCGCATCGTTCTGCGAGTCGCTGCCGAAGTTGGCCGCTACTGCGCCGTCGATGTGATTCTCTGCGATTGAGCCGCTGCCCTCGGCAACCCAGGCAACGTTTTTGCCAGCGCCGGGGACAATCTTAAGCAGTTTAAGCAGAGTCACTCGGCGGTTGATCTGCCGAATAACGTCGCTGCGATACTCTTGGGCGTTAACTACGAGTGATAGGGTCTGGGGAGCATCAGCCATGTTGGGCCTTCTTTTTCTGCCCGCGGGGGGGCTTTATGGGCACCGCGGGCGGTGCGTTGGGTTAGAGATTGAATCGAGCTTTCAGAGCACTTTCGCGCTCGATGGCTCGGTGGGCTTTTTCATTGTCGGTCGTCGCGGGCTGCTCGTATCGAGGCATCCCGTCACTCCCGCGAGTGAGCTGTCGTGGCGCTTGGCCGCGGTTGGCACCGGGCGCAGGGGCAGGGGCCGGCACGAAGATCTTCGCGTCGTCGGATTGCAGCCAATGCTTCACACCGTCCGCTAAAGGCATCTGCATGTCTTCCTCGGGCATGCCGTGACCTGGTGATCGTCGGGTGCGAAAGAACGGCGTGCCGTCCTCGTCGAAGCCGATGCGTTTCTCAGCGTCGAACAGGAGCTTGGCTGCCATGTCGGTGGCTCCGGGCGCTACGCCTGCGCTTAGAGCTGCTTTGAGAGCGCTTCGGGCTGACTCGTCGCGACTACGCTGCACGGCCTCCGAGCGTGCCTGCTCGCTCTTCGCCAGGCTGGCTTCGAGCTGCTTTGCCTTGTCTTCCAGCGCGACTAGGCGCGGGTCAACAGTGCGTGGCTTGTGCTCGCCTTCGGGCGCTTCGGTAGGCACTGCTGCCTTGAGCGCGTTGGCGATCTTCTCATCGAGCTTGAGGCCCTCGATTGATGCCGTTAGTTCCTTCTGGAGCTTCTTGCTGTGCGCGGTAATTGCGCCGGTCACCATCGCAGCTACTTCCTCCGCGGTGATGTATTTGGGCGTGTTCGTGTCCGGAGACTCGTTTTCGGATGGCATTGTCGTTCACCTTTGGCCAGTGTTGGCCGGTGCTATGCAATTGGTTCAGCGTTGCATCGTCGCTGCTAAGTCACTGTTGGGGCCGTGACTTCGGTGGCCGTTTCGGAACTTTGAATGGGTTGAGTTAAGCTAGATAGACGGTGACGCCGGCCGTTGTCGGCACAGCAAGCGCGGTGCTGGTCAGGATGCGACTCGCGCCCAAGCGCTTCGGCGTACCCACGAGCGCAGCCGCGACAGGCACAGCGTCCGCTATGGCTTGCGAGCCTTCGCCGTACTGCACATTGATGGTGCCGGCTGCTGCGATTTCCACGCCCTCAAACTTGTCAGCAAACGGAGCGCAGATGTCCTGTACGCCGATCTGAAAAGCGCCGGCCGTGCTGACCTGAGCCGGGAACGCGACGGAGTCGAGAATGTCGAAGGCTTGGGTACCGCGCAGAATGGTGTTTCCGTTCGCATCGGGAGGCGTCAGCGTCTCGGTTACGGTTGCGCCACCGCGCTTACCCGTTAGCGTGATAGCGGACGCAACGTAGGCGCCCACGCTGCTGGAGAGCGAGATAGTAACGGTGCGTGGCAAATCAAGTACGCCCGTGGTGGCGCCGATCGCTGTCCCGTTGAAATCGGTCGCCTTCAGATACGTGATAGGCGCGGCCACCGTGGCAATCGAGGTCTTGATCCCGTTGACCTTCGCAACGTCGGCGGCGGCATAGGTTTTCGTGCGTCGTGCGGTTTTCATAGGACTCAAAAGGGCATGTTGGGTCGGGGCTTAATGCCGCCAGGGGGACCAAAGGGTTTCTTGTCGCCAGAGCCGCCCGGACCGTCCTTGGGCTTGTTCAGCGCTGCCTTCATCATGTCGGCCTGCTCTTTCTCGGCCTTCGCCTCCTTGAGCTTGGCCTCGGCAATGCCGGCCTTGATCTCTTCGCGCACAATCTGCTTGGTGGCCTCGTCCATGTCGGGCAAGAGGCTCTCGGCGAGGCGCGTTTTCATCTGCGTGTTGAACGTGTCGGACGGGATACCGCCCGTCTTCTCAACCACCTCGAGAGTGTCGACCAGGCCGCTGATGTCAGCCGCTGCGAAGTCGTCTAGGCCCTCGATTGACCATGTTAACTTGTCGCCGCGTGCGGCGCTGATTAGCTGGTAGGTCTTCTCGATTGCCTCTTTGACGAGCCGCGAGAACGAGAGCAGAACAACCCGCGTTGCCTCAGCGTCGGCGGCCTTGCTCTCTCCGCTGCGCCCTACGGAGGCGGCGTTGTTCTCGACTCCGAGCGCCATCGTGTGTGCGACCCGGAAGATTTCATCCTTGTGCTCTTTGATGGCATCACCAAGCGCGGCATATGGCGCGGTCGGCGGCGACAACCACTCAACGGACTCTTCGGCGCCTAACATCAGACCGTAGCCAGCGCCCATGCGAGGCGGGTTAGTCATGTCGAGCAGCTTGTACAGCGGCTGCGCGTAGCAGGTCGTGAAGAGTCCCCACTGTTGCGCGTTGGAAAGTCGAAAGTGCGCCAGCTGCGGCGTCTTGAGGTGCGATGCCAGCCAGAGCTCGCTCGGTAACTCCAAGCAAACGAGCGGCACGGCGCCGAAGCGATGTGGCGTCGAACTAACGAGCGGCACGTTATCTTCGGCCGTTGGACGCCTGTCCGAGCGGTACGTGATCTGATAGACGTCGACCCTGTCAGCCTGGATGTGATCCCATGTCTCGGTGATTAGGTCGTGACTTGAATCGAGGCTCTCGCGGTGTCGCTGGGAGCTGAACACCAGCGCCCAAGCCAGGTTGCCTGTCTCGTCCGTGTCCCAATCGAGGAGCTGCTCGTGCTTGACGCTGGAGAGCCAAACGCGGTCAAGGCCGAGCGCCTCATGCTGCGCCATGTTCGCCGGTTGCTCATCGCCGGTGCCGGCGTGATGCAGGCGCACCCAGGCGTAGCCCGCAACCATGGCGTCGGTGAGCGTGCTCTTGAACAACGCATCGAGGTCGCGGCCCGTGCGGTCGCAGTCCTCACGAAGCTCGGAATAGAATGGCGGGGCCTCGAAGACGGCCGCGTCGCCCGCGGGAACCGCTGAGCCGTCGCTCTTGACGGCCTTGTCCGCCTTTTGGCTAGCGACAGCGTTAGGGCGCGAGCTGAAAAGCAGCGCGGTAAAGAAGCCCACGATAGGGCTCACGTAGTTGCGGTAGGTGTATTCCTTGACCCGCAACTCGTAGAAGTTACCGGGCTCATGCGGGCGACTCGGCAGAAAGCGGCCGAGCCGAGCCTCGAACGATTCACCGCCAGCGTAGAGCGCACGCAGGTCCTTCAGCTGCTCTAGGTTAACGCCGGGATGGCGCCTATTGAGTTGCTGAATGGTGGGCATCGGGGAGGAGAAAACTTAGCTGGGAACGAATCCGCGTGGTTGCTCGCCCGCCGCTGCTTCGAGCGCTAGAGCCAACGCCCATGCACGGTCTGCGTGGCCTTCTCGAGTGCGTGGCGCGTCGTAAGTGACGTTATTGGAGCTGGTGACGATTCGCTGAATCGAGCAAACGTCGTTGCGAATAGCGAGCGCGATGCCGGGTGGTGGGTTTGATTGCTGGAGGCAGTGGTCTGCGGACGCTAGCTTGATGCCGCGTTCCGCGAAAGCTGTGTAGAGCCTGGTGGCAAGCTCGGCCTTTTTCTGCAAAGTGAACACAACGGGGGAGACCCGATAGTGCCCGTGCTTCTTGCGCATCCGGTCGGCCGGGAACGTGCCCATGCCGGTCGCGTCAACCGCAAGCTTGGTGACGCCGGACTTGAATGCCCGGTCGACCATGGCCTCGAGCTCGTCGGAGTCTGTGCGTTTCATCACCTCAACCGAGTGAGTCCAACAGACTTTGCCGACCCGTCGCACCGTGTAGAGCACGCTCAGGTCGACTTCTTTGCCGATGTCCAGGCCTCCGTACAGGTTGCCTGCCCCGCTCGTGCCGAGGTCTTCCGCGAGCGAATCGGTGACTAGCTCGGTCGGGATGTATTGCAGAGCGCCATCGAGAAACGAGCACTCGTACAGCTGACTAAACAACCGCGGGTCATTGAGCGCGTTGGTCCAAAGTTCGACCATGTCGACGCGGAACCCATCATCGAGGGCGCGTTGTAGCGGAATCTCGTGGTGCTTCCAGCCGGAGCCAGCCTTGGCATCCGTGCACAGAAGGTGAAACTTGTTGCCGACTCCGTTGGGCGTCGAAGCTACGCGAGCTCGGAAGTTGCCGAGCGAAGTGGAGGGCATCGTTGCGTCCCAGACCTTATCCGGATGGTCGTGGTAAGCGAACTCATCAAGGAACAGGTTGCCAGCAAATCCTCGGCCGCCTGAGCTCGGAAGCGCCAACATGCGCCCGCCAGAAACGAAGTCCACAGATCGTGCACTGTCTCTCCTATCCTTGGCGGCAAGGGAGCAGCCGAGCTCCTCAAGCACCCTGCGATGCGTGGCCGCCATCTCGAGCACTTCGCTCGACTCAAGCTGGCCTCTAGAAATGATCGTGGTGTGTTCGCCATGAAAGACTCCCCAGAGGAGCCCTACCGCGGCGGTTGAATGGCTGATGCCGATCTGACGGCTCTTGTTAACTACCGCCTTGCGGGCGGGCTCAAGAATCCATTCGAGCTGATAGGCGTAGAAGGTCGACAGCCAGGCGACGAGCGCGCTGTAGTCACGCGTCTTGCCCTGAGAGTTTAGCGCGTCCCGGTAGCGCTCAATCGTCGCTCGGTGCGGGATCAACCTGGACGGCAGCGTGCTGTCCAAAGGCTGCACGGATGGCATTAGCGGCTTGCTCCGGGGTTGCGTGGGTGATGGCCGTATCTATCTGCCCCGAGTGCTCGACCTGCTGCGTCGCCCCCCACTCTTTCTTGAAGCGTCGCTCAAGAATCCAAGCGTGGGCCTTCCAATCGTTGGTGCCGGCCTTCGTGATGCTCGCCACGAGCTTGCGCGCGTAGTCGGCCTCCTCCTTGAGAAAGCGGTCAGCGAAGGCTGTATAGAATTCGTCGCCCTCTGATGCGCTGTGGAGCCAGCTTCGAAGCGTGGCCGATGTAATACCAACAGCCGCGCAAGCGTGCTCCCTAGGGGCGCCTAGCCGCATTGTCGCGAGGATAGATGCCTCAAGTTCAGGCGTTAGCTTTTTGCGGTTCATTGAGTCTCCGGGATCTCCTCGATAAGCCCAACGAAGTCACCGAAGCGGAAGATTTCTTGAGCGTTCGGCAGCGAGGCCAGGGCTATCGGTCGCTGAACACCGATTAGGCTCATGTCCTTTTGATAAAGTTTTTCCGCGGTCGCGCCGGCTTGGATTTTCTTGAGTGCGCCAAAACGTGCGTTCGCGGTTCCCAGCTGCCCTCTGCTCGGCAGGGTTTTGTCGAAAACTATAATAGCCCCGCCCGGCCTAGCAAGAGTCCGAAGGCGTTGCAAAAGTGGCACGCGTGCCGATACCGGGATGAACATTAGGCTCAAAAACAGGATGGCTACATCGAATTGCGCGTATTCGAATCTCTGCGCGTCGGCGACTTCAAAGTCGCCATAGCCGCGAAAGTTGGCGAGCATCTCGGAGCTAGGGTCAATTGAGACCGCCCTAGCGTTCTGCGCCTCAAGCGTGCTCCGTAGCGCGCGTGTAATGTTTCCGGTTGACGCCCCAATGTCATAGACCAGTCCGCGTTCGGGAATGTAGTGAGCGGCAATGTGCGAACAGAACTCGGTAGCGAGGTCATACCAGGGCAGCTGCTCGCGCACGTGCTCATCAAACCCGGCAGCGACCTCCGCGGTCTTGAACGTCCAATGCTGCGGGATCTTCAACGCAAGACCTCGTCGCGCAAGGTCTCAGCTACGGCCCGCATCATAAGCGGCGGCACGGCTCGGCCAAGTCGCTCGAATTGTTTTTCGTAACTGCCGAGCAGCACGAAATCGTCAGGGAATCCGCAGATTCGCTTAACCTCCGGGATCGTTGGCTTCCGATAAAGCTGACTGCCTTCAAGCCTGATGCCGAAGTCTTTAGCGAGCGTCGTAATTGTCCCGCTTGGCGCGTTCGCGTTGATTAGGCACATATGGAAGCCCGTCAGGTTCCTCTGCCGCCAGCCGGGGATTAGCTTATATGGCTCCTCCGGCGGCGGTAGACTCGCGAGCGCCTCGCCTACCGTATACTGATAAGGTCTAGGCTTCGGGTGTACCGGTTCGATGTTTAGATCGTTCCTGACCCCGACGAATATCGTGCGCTTCCGCGTTTGGGGCACCCCGAGCCACTGAGCCTCAAGAACCTTACAGGTTACGCGATAGCCGCAGCCTTTGAGGCGTTTAAGTATCTCAAAGAAGTAACCCTTAGCGGCGCCCTTTATCAAGCCAGCGACGTTCTCGGCTACAAATGCTCGGGGCTGAAGCCCTTCGAGAATTCGTGTGAATTCGAAAAACAGATCGTCAACGCGCTGCTCGGTCCCGGAATAGGCCTTGACCTTGCCCCAGCCGTCTTCCCGTATCTTTGATAGCGAAGAAAAGGCCGAGCAGGGCGGGGATCCGTCCAAAACGTCAAGCTCGCCAACCTTGAGCGATGTCGAGTTTAGAATGTCGTCGGCCGTGACCTCGCGCACGTCGCGCGCGTCTAAAATTGTAGATGGGGAGCAGTTGGCTAAGTAGCAGGCCCGTGCTGCGGGGATAAACTCATTAGCCCACAAGACTTTGAACCCTGCCATTCGGTAGCCGGTAGAGCTTCCTCCGCAGCCCGCGAACAGGCTGACGACCTTGCGCCCGTTCCAGGGCAGAGCAACGATCTCGGACATCAGAGGAACGCGGTATGGCTGCTTGGCTACGGCCCGGGCGGCCAACCTCACTTGCTAGCGCTCCAGGCGTAGCCACACTTCGGGCAGGCGCAGTTGGTGGGCAAGTCCTCATCTGCTTCTTTGAAATCATCCGGAGGCGTAGCGCTAGCGAAGTCTTCGCCGAGCTGGTCTAGGTCCTTCTGGGTCCAGCCGGCCAGCTCAATGTCTTCAAAGCTGAAAGCGCCAAGCTCGGTGGTTAACAGCTTGTCGTCCCACTCGGCGACCTCGCCGACGCGATTGTCCGCAAGCGCCATCAGGTGAGCCTCGGCGGGGTCAAGATCCATGTACCGCACGGGCACCTGGGTCAGCCCCAAGATCTGCGCAGCCTTCAAGCGGGTGTGGCCTGCGATGATCTCACCATCAGCCTTGCGGGCAATAATGGGAGAACCGAAGCCGAAGCGCTTAATCAGGGGTGCTAGCTTCTGGGCAGCAACGTCGTTTTTGCGAGGGTTGCTCGCCCAGACTTTTAGCTGGTCGACGTCAACCCAGACAGCTGCGACCTCTTCTGGCGCGCGTGTGTGCGATTTCGATAGCTTGGTATCAGCACCCACAATGAGCGCCTTTTGCTGAACTACAATTCCCTACACGTTTAAACATCTTGGTCATGACTGCTTCCCTGCGCGTCAATGATTGGGTGTGTGGTTAACAGCGAGGGGCGCTCGACAGTTGCCACGGATTTGTGTGGGCCCGATGGGTAGCAGCAATGCACTCCCACATGCGCAGACCTGGTGGGGCCTGGCAGCCGGGGGCAGTGGTGTTACACGGGCCTATAGGGACTAGAGCGAAAGCGCGTCAGAATTGCGTCAGAATGCCTTACTCGTCAGCCATAACTGAGCCAATCTCAGCCAAATACTGCGCAGTTGCTATCTTGAAGCGTTCTAACTGTCGAAGGCGCGCACCGTGGGCATTCTGCTTCTTGCCGAGGTGGCGTACCTCGACCGAAAGGTCGTCCAGGTCGCGCCTCAGTTGCTGCGAGCCGCCGGGATGCCAGCGGTGGAGCTCCTCGATTGCGGAGAGTCGAACGAAGAGCTTCCCTCTGGGTGAGTGGCTGTGCAGAAACTGCTTGTTTTGGTTGCGTTCGAGCCTTCGAAACAGTCGCATCACGTGCTCACGCCGCCTGGCTTGGCTGGAGTGCTTCAGTTGGAGCAAGTCAGCGACCTCGGTCAGGCTCAGCGAACGGTCGAGCTTAATTCCGCGCGGCACGCCAGGCCTCCGTGGTCCGGTCCAGCATGGTCTGGGCTTCGCGTCGAATGGGTCGATAGGCTGCGCGTGACTGGCTCTCTAGGCTGAGCAGGCTGTCCAGATTCGCCCGAGGCGAGGCGCCGGAGGGAATGGCTCTCGGGCGAGGCCACCGGCATGACAGGCCCTCACCCTTGCCTTGGACCTCCTGAATGAGCCCGAAGCTCGCCGCGCTGGTCAGCGGAAAGAGCGAGAGCAGGCGGTCGCCCGGGAAAGAGACGCTCGTGGGTGCGTAGTATTGGCTGAGCACCAGCGGCGCCCAGACGTAGTGCTCTCGGCTCGCTTGAAGCCGGCGCCAGACCCTGGATGCTTTTGCCGAGTCCGTGAAGCGACCGAAGTCGACGTTCCAGCCCGGATCGCTGTTTGGGATGCCAACAATTCTAACGTTATCTCGGAGCGACTCCAACTGATGACCGAGGCTTGAGCGCTGAATCAGATCGGCGCCTTCCTCGAAAAACCAGAGGAGATCCTCGTCGTCTCGCCAGTGAAGCGGGCTTGGTCGTTTGCTTTTTTGACTAGAGCTTTCTTGAATTTGCATATAGCCTCCGTGTTCAAAGCGCTCCGGCTAAAGAGAGCCCTGACGGCTTCGGCTATCGGGGTTTTTCTTTGTCTGCCTTAGGCCTCACAGCCTCGAACCCAATAAGTTTGGGAACAAACGGAAACAGGATAGCCCTTCCTGTCACATTGGCCTGATACCGGCCATTCGCGACAGAGAATCTCGAGTCCAGTCGCTGACTGAGCCTCCCTGCGTGCCTCGGGCTGCGCCGGAAGGAAATGGCGACAAAGGGCGGCCTGTAAATGTCGCCTATTCATCCGGCATCGCTCGCTTTCTTCGCCTTGTACGCGGCGTAGTACGCGGCGCTGTACGCGGCCTGCTTCGCCTTCACCTCCGGGCTCGCCTTGTACGCAGCCATCTTCGCCTTCCCCTCCGGGCTCGCCCTGTACGCAGCCTGCTTCGCCTTCGCCTCCGGGCTCGCGTTGCGCGCGGCGCTGTACGCCTTCCCCTCCGGGCTCGCGTAGTACGCAGCCTGCTTCGCCTTCCGCTCCGGGCTCGCGTGGCGCGCGGCGTTGTACGCCTTCCCCTCCGGGCTCGCGTTGCGCGCGGCGCTGTACGCGGCCATCTTCGCCTTCTTCCTCCGGATGTACTGATCTTCGATCTTGATCAGCCGCTCGCCGGTAATCGCCTGCTCTTTTGTTTGCCCGGGGACGGGGCCGGCACCACCTCCGTGGCGAATCGGCTTTCCCTTCAGCGAGTACTTGCGGGTATCGGTAGGCGACCCGTGCTTCAGCACGCAGCCGCTGAGATCTATGATCGTTGCCGCCTTTTTGCCACGAGCTTTTCGTAACACACGGCCCGTCGCCTGAATGAAAGCGCCGGGATGCCTGAAGTTGCGCACGAGCATACAGACGCCCGCTTCGGGAACATTGAAGCCCTCGGTTAGCACGTTGCAGTTCACTAGAGCCTTTACCTCGCCGGCCTTGAATGCGTCGATTACCCGCCGCCGCTCACCCTTTGGCGTTTTGCCATGGATGAGTGCGGCCGAGATCCCGTTGTCGCGGAAACGCTGCGTAAGAGCGGCAGCGTCCACACCTTCGACACCGCCCTCCCTCTGGAGGACGCTAGCGCAAAACACGAACCCTTGCCGGTCGCCTGCGTACTCAAGCCAAGCATCCACCGGATACTGGGCCAGATCGCTGCCGTGCCTTCGCTCCGGCGTGAACACCTCGGCCGGGACAAGCAGCCATGGGATCAACGCCTGAGGCTGAGCCGCGGGCACCATCGCCTGAAAAATATCACCGAGCGCTTTCCCGTCCCCACGAGAAGGGGTAGCGGTCAAGCCAAGAGTTCTACGGAGTCCGCTTAGCAGTCGATGAAGCTGTCGCCACTCCTTTGCAAGATAATGATGACATTCATCGAGCACCAGCAATTCAGCCTCGGGAAACTTGCCGCGCGCAAGCAAGGTTTGAATCGTTCCGACCTGGATCCTCGCCTCAGGCCTGAATGGCTTTCCGGCCATCACATACCCGACGGCGTCCTTCCCGTACTCATCGGACAGCGCCTTCACGGCCTGGTGCACGAGCTCTTCGCGGTGAGCCACCCAAAGGGTCTTAGACTTCCCCACCAGGACAACACCCATGAACGTCTTGCCGCCGCCCGTCGGGCAGACCAGGCACACGCTCTTGGCGCCGCGCTTCCAGTACGCGCGCACGGCGCTGATGGCTTTCGTTTGGAACGGATACGGCTTCAGTTTTTTCATTCGCGCTTTCCTAGTCAGCCCCCGGCGCCAGCCCGTGAGCTATCGCCGACACCGGGGATTGTTTGTTTACCCCGCCTGCCAAACCCTGCCTTGCCATGCCCAGCCAAACTCCGCCCGGCCAGGCCATGCCTGCCCTGATGCGCCTCTCCACCGGAGGCACCTTAGGCTCACCTCATTACTCACCTCCAATCTCATTGTCAACAGGAATCACAGCGGGGTAACCGCTAGGTCGGGTTGTCGCAGCCGCCCCTCCAGAATCCCCATCATCTCTGCATTGGCCCGGCGCATCGAACGGTGAACTTTGGTGGTAAGCCGCCCGCGGAGTACCCGGCTAGGCGGTCCCGGTGAGCCTGACTGATCTCAGTGGTCACGTATTCCGAGTGGTCGATCTCGGGCGTGTCGGACTCCGGGTCGACGAACGCCCAGTCAGCTACCATCTTCGCAAACCCGGGTTCCAACATCGCGCGCGCCGTTGCCTCGCGTTCCTCGGGAGTCTCAAGCTCTGCAAGCTTCTGAATTATTTGCCTGATGTGCATTCTTCGCCTTTCAAATGTGTAAATCTAGGCTGTCGATAAGCGCAGTGAGCCGCGTAGCCTCAGCGCGCCAGGCACTCAGCGCCAGACTTAGCGCCTGGTGATCGCACCGACATCCACCGTTAGTCGCCATGCCCCGCGCCGGCTCAACGCGACACGAGTGATCACCGCAACCGCGACCTACGAGGTCAATCGGCGGGCGGGCAAGCACCGAGTCCAGCGCAGCCGCCCAGCTAACGCATATCGCGCTATCCAGATCGCTGCGTTTGCCCTTGGCGAATTGAGCCCGCACCTCGGTTAACGTCTTGGGCACAGATCGACTCTCCGTTTTGCCGCGGCAAGCGACTCCGGGTCCCAGTTGTAGAGTTGGCTGAGCGAGGCAAGCTCCTCCTGCTCAAGCTCCTGAAGTCTCAGGAAATGCCCGCTCCCCAGGTCGACGACCAGTACCGTGACGCCGTTGCCGTCTCGCCAGGCGTGATCAACCTCGACGTCGCCCACCTTGATAATCTTGAGCGACAGTCTGCCGACGCGACTCCCGTTCGAAAGTGTGAATTTGCTAGTCACCCGTCCACCACGTTGTGAGCCTCGAAAAACAAACCTTCGGGAGATTCGAGGAGCACGAATAACATGTTTGAGTGTCGGTGCGGCGTTAGATCCCAGTGGATGGGACCTCTTGTTGTAGAGACGACGACAAACGCACATTCATCCGGATTTACGACGACGGGGCGCCAACTGAACAAACCGTGGGCGTGGAGCACCGGATAGCACGCGCCTTCGAGCTCCCTGTACGTTTGTGGCGTGATCGGGCGATCGAGGAATTGAACAAGTACCGCAGTAAGATCTTTAACGAGCGTCATTCGCCTGTCCCTTTGCCGCCCGAATGCGCGCCCGCCTCAGCGAGTGGCCACGAATCGTGAACGGGAATGAACGGCTGCTCACCCGTCCACCACGCCCGCGAAGTCGCAAATGGTGTGCTGGGCATTTTCGTCTTCCAGAACCAGCGCGCCCGCTTCTTCGTTCCGCGCCCCTTGCTCGATTGCCACTCGGAGTGCCTCGCCAATGTACGCCTGAGGCGTCATGCGCGCCCTCTCAGCACACCCGATAATGTCATCCGGGCTCACGCCGGGTCCAAAGACCATGTCGACTAGCTGTGCTTGAATTTGATGGTTGATCATGTTCGTTGCTCCTTGAGTTGGTGAGGGTGAGGGTGAAATTTAGCGGCCGTAAAAGCTATCACGGCCACCGCCCAAGCCGTCGCAATCGTCGCAATAACTGCTGTTACATCCGGGGTAGCCGCACGGGCGCCACGCACGTACGCGGCCCGTTGCGCGGCTAGCGCGGCCAAGAGAGGGCGCCGCTGTTTTCGGGCCCGCGCCAGCTACCAGGCAGCGCGCGTCCGCTTCCCGTGCTGCAGGCACTTCCCACCCGATTCGGCCCGCGTTCCAGCGGCCGCCAAGTGCGCGGAGCTGGTCCTTGACGGGGTAGGTGTTGCCGGTGATCAGGACCATGTTGTTTGCTGCGTTGTTCATATTGGTACTGTACGGCATTCCTCGTACGGGTCAAGCCTCTATTTCAGTGGGCCTGTCGATTTCTCACCAAGGGCCCTATTTCTGCGCGTTTTCCCACTCGCTGACTACGTGCGCATCGATTGCAGCCATCAATTTGATTGCTATCGACGCATCTGTGTCTTCCGCGCAGACCTCGACCGCGATTCTTTCGCCGCCGACGTCGATAACGATTCGCCCGGAGCGCCCAAGAGGGATGGGCTTACTGGCCGTGCTCGTCACCGCCCGCCTCGCTCAAACAGCTCCTTCAGTTTCCGAAGCGCGTTCCGCTCGATTTGTTCAACTCTCTGGTGAGTAACCCCAAGCGCCTTGGCGACCTCGCGTAGCGAGTAGCAGTGACCGCTACGTCCGCCGAGCCGCGTAAGCGTAGCCTCTCTGTCCGCTGCCTCCTTGGCTTTCGCTTCCGCGGTTAACTTGTCACGCGCCATGCTTGCCGCCCTTGCGCCCCGAGCTCAGGCCGCGAGTCAGCTCGGACGAATGATCGGTGATTTTCTTCCCGTCCCAGAATTCGCATGTCGTGATGACGCATTTGGCCGATTCCAGCATGCCGTGAGCACACCTTTTGTTCGCGCGCGCTCTCGCGATCTCTTTCGCGCTCGTGATAAACTTTTCTGTGATTGTTGATGTCATTTTCTACGTTGAGCCTCTCGGAACTCTTGAATAACTTCCGCCGTCAGATTGCGACTCCAGGGCGAGGCCATTGGGACCTCCCGAGGCGCCTGAACCTTTCGCGCCGATTGCCGGCCTCGCACGACGCCTAGCGCCACCGCGGTCAGTCCTAGTTTCGTGCGAACCCAGCGCTCAGTCTGCACGATCTAACCTCCGCCGATGTGGTACGTAGGTACGCCGTTGGAGTTTCTCGCCACGGATGCGACCCACTCAGCCCCGTCATAGCAGGCCGGGAAATATACGCGACCACGAGTCCACAGCGTGAACGGGCAACCCTCCTCCCTGCCGTAATTGTCATCGAACTCCTCATCCAGCCATTCGTTTGTTGGCGGGGCATGCGACTCCAGATTCTCCCATCCGTCTTCGCATTCTGCCATTGTCTCGCTGATTAGTTTTCGCCAAGTCGTCATCTACTTTTCTCCATTTCTCTTTGTGTTGCCTGCATTGCGCATCTCCCGATCACCGGTGAGCAACTGCGCCAACCCAGCGCGCGCGCGTGTCGTGACTGTCACGCCCGCAATCTCGAACGACTCAATTACGCACGTCGCCTTGCCCGTGTTGAACGC